TTTAGACACTAAAGTTCTAAACGGGCGTGAGGGCCGAACTTCTCATGATAACGTTGTGCAATCTGAAGTTTTTGGTGCATCTGAAGATCACCTAGACAATAGTGTTGTAGCAACGGGAACAGCTGTACTTACATCGTCAGCTGAACATTCTATGCAGACTCTGAGTCTGCAAAGAACAGATATGCTATCATTAAGGCAACATGAATCAAGGGATTTGCAGTATTACTTATCAAGACCTAGACGCATAGGGGTCATTAGACCTGCCACTGATACCAGTGATGTGACAACATTCCCATTACTTAGTTTTCTGAGCTTATCAGTTATAAGGGATAAGATCAGGTATTATGCTTATTTGAATGCTGTATTGCACATTAAGGTTGTGGTAGTGGGATCACCTACAATGGCCGGTAGCCAAATTATAGCTTTGCACCCTTGGTATGCTAGGGACAATGGTTTAGGACCATTAAATTATGGTCGAACCATGCCTGATTTAGCGCAATTATCACAACTACCTAGTGTGGTGACTGATTTATCAAGGGAAAAGGGTGGAGAAATAGCTTTACCCATTATATGTCCCTCGAATGGGTTAGATATTACACGTACTGAATCTATACAGGATTCTTTTGCGTTACATTATAAAGTAATCACCCCCACTCGTGTACCAACTGGTAGTGGGATACGACCTGAATTGACCATATATGCGTGGTTAACAGATGTATCACTTACTGGTACGACAACAGCAACAGAATTGCCTCAATCAGACGAGTATTGCATAGATCCTCACCATAGACCTTCTTCTGATGTACCTACAATTAAGGATGGTATAGCAGCCGCTAGTGGTGAAATGGTGGGCAAAGCAACGGAGATGGGAGTGAAAGCCTTACTTGGTGCTATGGGTTTGAGTAACCCTAATAGTCAAGAAGGACCTGGTCCCATTGTACCCCGCGTGGCAGGCAATTTATCTTGTTATAATGCACCAACCAATATAGATAGTTTGGCTGGTGATTACAAGAATGA